GACGGTGAGGAGTGGGGATACTACGATGAAATCGAAAAATGTATCTACATAAATAGAGATAAGCACGAAACTCTACAAGATCTTATAGATACTATAATCCACGAGTACACGCATTATCTTCAAAACATGTATCACTATCAGATAATGGCTAAGTATTTAGAATCAGATCAGCATCCTATGGAAATAGAGGCAGAATTGATGTCAGAGAAAGATGGTCCAGAATGTTTAAGATATTTAGAAAGCCTATATAAAAACACAGACTATATTACGACTTTTCACGATAATGAAAATATTTATAGTCATAATAATATAATTGCCGATAATGACAATTCTTCAAGTCTTAACAACTGAAACCGTAGAGAATTCTTTTTTACAATACGGTGTAGTAGGAATATTAGCTTTAGCACTAGGATATTTTGCATGGAATCAATATAATAGATTAGTTAGTAAGAACGATGCGTTAGAACAAAAAGTAGATGCATTACAAGAAGAGATGATGAGTCTTATAGTAGACCAAAAAGATCAGTTAGTTGATCTAGTCAAAGCTAACACAGAAGCTTTAAGAGATCTTCAAAAGTTGGTGTTAGAGTACGTTATTAGAAGCAAATAGTCACTAAGAAGATAAGTTTTTATATTCTTAAAGGATCGTATATATTTACATCCTATCAAAACAAATAGTTATGCCGACATTTCCATTAGATGAATTTGATATAGATGCAGAAGAATTCGTAACTTCATGTACTTCTAGTGAAATCAAAGAACTTCTACGATATCTTATAAAAGAAGACTACATTAAACCAGACTCTATCCTAGATTATGGTACTTCTTTTAGTATTCCTGAGCAAGAGTTTGAAGATGCTTTAAACAAGCTTCACGGTAAGTACACAACTCTTTCCAAAGAAGAAGAGGAGATCATCAAAGTCATCGCCAAAAGATTTTAACATGAAAAAATTAATCGTATTCATATTACTGGCAACAACTATGTTTGCAAGTGCTAGAACGCCTAGTCAAAAAGAAGTCTATGAAGAGCTTTTAAGACTCGATGTTAAATTTCCAGATATCGTCTTAGCTCAAGCAATACTAGAATCAGGACATTTCATATCTAAAATAGCCAAACAGAATAATAATCTATTTGGTATGAGAATGCCTAAAGTTAGAAAGACCACGGCAATAGGTCAAAAATATGGATACGCTCGATATCATAATTGGAAAGAAAGCGCAAAAGATTATAAACTATGGCAAGAAGCATTACTTAAAAAGTATCCTAGCATGACTAGAAGTCAATATAAAAGCTACATAGACAGGATATATTCAACAGGAAAAAATTACATATCAAAGATAAATTTAATCATTCAAAAAAACAAAAACAAGTATGAAGAAGACAGCACTTATGCTAGCACTTATCGCACTAATGACAGCGTGCGGATCAGCCTCTAACGAGCAAACAGTAACCGATTCTATCTCAGTAGATTCTACACTACAAGTAGATACTGCAAATGTAGGTTCAGCTACCACTGATAGCACAGCTCACATTCCAGCCCAATAAGCCTGGACTCCACTCCCACAACTGATTGATTTCCAATAGAATATTCACAACTCATTGGTTTTCAGTCAGTTGTGGTTTTTGAAGGTTTTTAAGCCTTTTTTAGCTTTTATTAGAGATTATTTAGCCTATCTACCAAAGATTAGATGAACTAAAAACTTCTAAAAATAATTCAAAAATATTGTTTTAGTAAGCGGAAAAGGGGTAATTTTACCCTGTTACCAAATCAAACAGTATGAACAGAATGAACCTTGACCAATTAGTCGCCTTCTTCGAAAACAATGAAATGCCAAGCTCAGCTCATTATTTCAAAGGATGTGCTAATGACAGTGTGACAGTAGATGGTCTTATTGAAGTTGACTTTGTTAAACGTCACGTTATGATCGGTTCAGAGACTGAACGTAGTACTAGGTTATGGAGAGAGATCCAAGCTAATGTTACCACATACATTGGTTGCGATATGAAATTTAAAGTATTAGATAGAAATGACGTTGGAATAGCGGTAAACGTTTATGATAGCAATGCTAAGTATGTAAAATCAATGAACATACCTTATAAAGAATGGGCCTCAAAATACGGTATACTTTTTCACGAAGCATATCTTAGGACATTTGACCTAAAGTAATTAGGTTAAGCAGAATCATTAGTTAAATTTAATAAAATAAAATCAAAGTTATGTATTATAGAGTTTACGCAAAATTTCAAGGCCAAAAAAAGTTTGAAGCATTAGATCTTTCAACTGGAGCTCAGGTTAAAAATCTGATATATGCTACCATGATAACCGAATCAGAAATTCCCAAGCTTTCTTCAATCTTCGAACAAAATAAAGAAGTTGAATTCCAAATAAGAAAAATAAAATAAAAGTTATGACGTATACAAAATCAGAATTGACTAGACTAGAGACAATTGAACAGGCTTGGGACGGTGACGAACTCAAGATCCAAGAAGATGGATACAGAGTGTGGCTCACTCACAGAGAGAATCGTGCCTACAACGGAGATTATACTGTTGAGACTTTAGTAGAAGGCAAGTGGGAACAAGAAAGTTTTATGTTTCAATAATCAAAAATAAAAGTAATGGAATTCAAATCACACGCTTATAAAGTTCTTAGTAACTCTCACTCAATGGAGATCATGATTAACGAAACATTTGAAGAGGTATCTTATCGGTACTCAGATGATGATCCTTCAGAAGTAATTACCACATCCATATCTTATGATCAAGATGGAGATCCATTTTTCTTAGAGTATAGAGGACCTTACGATCCTAATGTTCATTACTTAAGTGACTTCATGAAAACCACCATGTAACCATAAAGATAGATTGTTGCATTTCAAAAACCTTTAGTACATTTATACAAATAACAGTTATGAATAATCAAGTAATATTGTCAGCTCTACAGTCTCAATTAGCTACTAAGAAAGACGAACTTTACGCTTACGAAACTTCTACATCAGAACCAGCATTCAAAGCACTAAGTGAAGAAGTCTTTGTTTCACTTAGGGAAAATGTCACTACTCTTATTCCCAAGATCAGTCTTAGCGACAATCGTATAGAGATTATAAAGTCTGCTCAACCAAATTCTGGGTGGTCTGCTATGACTATCTATTTAGATAGCAATTGGAGTAGATCTAATTCTGAGACTATACAGCAATTCGCTAAGATTAATTGGTATGGATCTAGTGCTACTACAGAAGATCAAAACACACTAAACGATCTTCAAGTTTTTGGTGCGGTCGCTGCTAAATTATCTTGGATCGAATACTATTTTGTTAATAACTGGAGACCTAGGCTTATCGAAATAAACAAGCCTTGTGATGATATGCGAGCAGAGATCTATCATATAGAGTATAATATTAGGGATATCGAGAGTAAAATAACACAAGAAGGAATATCTAAATACAAACAAGTAGGATTCTGTTGTACCATTATTCCAACTTTAAATATAGAAGTGGATTGGGATGATGAAAATCGTCCATACATATTGAAAGGAACTATTGCTAATATCAAACTATCAATAGGTAGATCTAGATGGGATTATGTCTATGCTAAATCTTTTAAAATTTTAAAGACTAACAAATATAAAACCACTTTAGAAGTTACTCTTGGTGATAATAGAATTGTCGAGTATACAGTGTCTGCTAAATCTTTCGATAATTTCATTGAGCAAGTATATAATTGGCAAACTAATTTTGCTAAAACACATAACGATAAAACGACAGAAAAGTTCAATAATAATTACGCAAGTAAGAAATCGGTATAAAAATTAAAAGGTGGCAGGAGTATTAACCTTAGTAGAATCAGTAGAAGATCTCTTCGATAAGAAGCCAGATAAAAGAAAGAAAGCTGAGTTTGAAGAATGGAAGAAGACCATAAACTTATTGATCCAAGAGTTAAATAAAAGTTGTAAATTTAAGATGTACGAAACTATAAAATAAAAGTCATGAGTAAACTTAAATACATATTACAAGATCTAAAATGGCTAAAGGTACTAAATAGTCCATTCAAAGCATTTAGCATTAGATTCTATGCTGGCAAAACACAAATAGGCACTCCATATTTCTTACCTAGAAAATGGGTTAAATACACAGATGAAGATGCTAAAGCAGCAGCTACTAAAGCAATGGCAGATTCTAGATTAGTAAAGAAATCAATGGATGAATGGTATAATGAATACAAACGTTATAATAAAGCAGTACCACTCAAAGTTGGATTCAGTTATTGTGGATTAGGATGGAAAACAAAGTGGACTAATACTGACTTTAGATACGAGTGGGGACCAGTCTTATCGTTTGTCTTTTTTGGTTATCAAATAGCCTTGACGGTAGGTCATAAACACAGCTCACATTATTGGGAAGCGTGGTTGTATTACGAATATGCCACCGATAAAACTAAATCTAAACGTGAACGAATAGAACAGTGTAAGAAAGAATTTAATCAGACTTGGAAAGTATATTCTAATGGAGAAGAAGAGATAATAAACTACTATGAACTCATACTTAAAACTAAATATATATGACACGCGAACAAAGAAAAAGAGATAAGGACACACTCATACTAAAAGAATTAATCGATAAAATGTTTGAAATAGCTGGTCACGATCTTAAATTTGAAGACGTAGAAGGCAGAAAGGATCACTGGTTTCAAGAGCACACAATGACTGAGGCTCAAAACGAGGAGTGGAGAGATTGGGGTATTAAACTTATAATGAAGAAACGTCGTTATAACAAGTTTTTGGCCGATCGTGAGATGAGAATGTTGGATTTGTATTGTGGATTAAAAATATCAGACTCTAAATATGGCAAACAAGAAAATACCGATACACAAATTTAACGGTGGACTAGGCGCAACCCTATGTCATACATGCAATAAGATCATAACTCAAGGGTTTACAGATTACATGTATTGTAGAGACTGTGATCCGATAGATTTCTTAGCAGAACAAGAAAAAGAAATGGATAAGCACAAAGATCGTAAATATATGCTGCGTAAAGAAGAAGACGGATCTATTAAATATGGAGATGATGCACTATGGATAGAATGGAATGAAGATCGTACATTTAAACTTAGTCATCACGAACCAGAGATTGGTAGAAGTCTTATCTTAGACGGTAATAGAATGAACTATACATGGTTAACTACACAAGTTCAAGAGATCTTAGAATCTACCGAAGATCGTATTAGATTCAAAACAAAGAATTCAACTTACGAATTGATTAAGAATAAATAGTTATGAAAATCAAATTAGAACGTGAGCAAAAACTATGGTTCACTAGTGACACTCACTGGAATCATGCGAATATTTGTTCTGCTACTACAAAGTGGACCGATCCTGTAACTTGTAGAGAATTTACGTCGTTAGAACAAATGAACTCTCACCTTATTGCTAATATCAATGAGACTGTAGAGCAAGACGATATCTTAATTCACTTAGGCGATTGGAGTTTCGGTGGATTCGAATCGATAAAGAAATTTAGAGACAGCATCTTCTGTAAGAATGTTCACATCGTTACCGGCAATCACGATCACCATATAGAAAACAATCGTGAAAACTGTCAAGAGTTGTTCAGTTCAGTAAACAAATATCTTGAATTAACAGTCAAATGGAATGTCGGCACTTCACTGATGGCAGAACAGGACTTTGTATTGATGCATTTCCCTATTGCTAGCTGGAATAACTTAGCCAGAAACTCTATACATCTTCATGGGCACGTCCATTTAGGTAAGCAATATAGAATTGGACCAGGTAAAATGATGGATGTTGGTGTAGACGGGAATGATCTGAGACCTATTTCAATGGAAGAAGTGCTGAAGATAATGAATAAGCAACCGGTTAAAAGTTTGTTAGAAAAGGATCATCACCAAAAAGTAGAACGATATAAAAAATAAGATATGACACCAGAACAAACATCGCAATTTATAACAAGTAAAAGAATCAGATCTCAACACGTAATGACTAAAGAGATGGAACATGAGTTAAGTCAAAAGTACTTCGTCGATGACATCCATGCTAGATTTACTCATGAAATAGTAAGAGGTTTTGTAGACAAGATGTTTGAAACCAGAGCAAAGGACGTTAAAATAGAAGAAGGACCACATTTTTTCGATAATACAACCTTCACTCTAGAGTTATTTGTGTTTAATAGACAAGAATTGAATACATTTATTGAGGCAATTAAAATGAATGACTGGAGTCCTAGACTATAAAAAATAAAAGGTTATGACAATAGAAAAATGGTTATCAGATGTTTGGTATGACAATTGGGGTCAAATGATATGGAATAAGATTGACGCTGATGGAGCAAGCGAACTAATTGCTGATATTAGAGGTTGGGGTTCTTTGCAGCACGAATTTGAAACTGAAGACGAAGGAGCTAAATTCCAAGATGAAGTAGGAAGATTTATTACTGAAGCAATTAGGGAAAAGATTGAACGCCTTAAAAAATAAAAGTTATGAAAACATTAATATTGCTAAGAGGATTACCAGGATCAGGTAAGAGCACACTCGCAAAGACGTTAGTTAATAAAGACTATTGTCATAAAGAGGCAGATATGTTCTTTGTTGATAGCGAGGGCAATTATAAATTCCAACTATCGAAAATAAGAGACGCTCATAAATGGTGTCAAGAAGAAGTAGATTTTCTAATGAAATATGAACACTCACCGCTTGTAGTATCAAACACTTTTACTCAAGAATGGGAGATGAAAGAATACTATAAACTAGCAGAGAAGTATGGATATACTGTCTTCTCGGTCATAATAGAAAATAGACACAATGGAGTTAATGAGCATGGTGTGCCAGATGAGAAATTGGAACAAATGAGAGCACGTTTTAGCGTTAAATTATGATAAAAATAGCTGTCCAAATGAGCTCCTAGACAGCTCGGGTAATTGGTTGATAACCAGTCAGTTACAAAGACACTGAAAATCATCTATTTGGGGAGCCTTTGGACTGAAAATTATTCAGCCCAGGGACCCAGGATTAGACAAACTAAAAACTTCCAAAAATAGTTCAAAAAAGCTTTATAATGTCACCAGAAAGGGGTACTTTTACCCTGTTAGCCGATCAAGCTAGCACAGTTCTTAGAAAAAACAGTCAGGTGGCGGAATTGTTTGGCGCTGGGATAAAAACTGGGGCCTGAGACATTGGTAGACGCTATACTGTTGCCTTAAAAAAGCTACGGTGAATTATACAGGTTCGAATCCTGTCCTGACTACATAGTGTTGGTATCCAATAGGGTGAAGTAGGGGATATACACTTTAATAAAACACGAATGGCGAAAACACTGAATCGGCCGATAACAGCGAAGTAGCAACGAAGCCCATGATACCAAGTAGATGCCTCCACGTGGCGGTATTGGATAACCAACCAAATCTACAAAAATAATAATTATGAAAGATAAAATATTTGATATATTAGAATTAGGGTTTAAAGACGATGGCAAAACCTTCTATACTAATGAAGATAAATGTGAATTGCTACGTCTCCTCTTTGAAGAAGAGTCTAAAAAAGTATTTGATAGAGGATGGAACGTTGGATATACAAGAGGCGAAAGAGAAGATAAAATACCCTCTGGGTGGTAATAGTAAAAAGTCAGGTGGCGGAACTGGTAGACGCACCGAGTGAGCGGCGGAGGTAATAGTCAATAACTCCTAACAGGTTCGAATCCTGTCCTGACTACTAATTAAAAACAAAACTATAAGTTATGGAAAATGTAAACAGTTGTTGTTTTGTATCGAAAGTAAAAGAAATCAATCCAATTCCTGGAGCTGATAATATAGAGCTTGCAATCATTGAAGGATGGAACTGTATCGTAAAGAAAGGATCTCACAAATCAGGAGATCTTGTAGTCGTAGCAACTACAGACGCCGTGATACCTCAAAAATTATCAGACGGATTAGGAGTAACCAACTATTTGAGAAGCGGACAAAGAGTTAGAACTGTTAAATTGAAAGGAGTTTACTCAGAGTGTTTGATCATTCCATTATCCCATATTCCATATAAAGGAACAGCGAATGAGTATTTTGAGGGTAAAGATATGATGGAGGTAATGAATATCTTCAAGTACGAACCACCAGCAAAGATGGTTCAACTGTCATCAGGAAGAAAGATCAGATACAAAGACAATCCTAACTTTGGAATATACTACAAGTTTCCAAACGCTAAGAACGTTCCTGATATGTTCACTGGGAGTGATCTTGTAGAGATTACAAGAAAGATACATGGCACCAATGCCAGGTATGGGATAGTAAAGAAGTCCAAGATATCTATATGGGATAAGATAGTAAAGTTTTTTGGTAACAAGTGGGTAGAGTATGAGTTTGTAGTAGGATCTCACAACGTGGAAAAAGGTTCTGACTCTCAAGGATTCTACGATACTAATGTATGGTATGAGATCGCAGAGAAATACAACATTAAAGAGAAAATGTGGGACAACGCCAAGTTTAGAGGAGCAGAGGATATTGGCACAGGCATGATCTTATATGGAGAGATATACGGTGCCGGCATACAAAAAGGGTATGACTATAGACTATCAGAGATTAGGTTGGTAGGATTTGATGTAAGTATAAACGGACAGTATCTGGATACAGCCAAAGCTGCTTACATAATCACCACTCATTTCAGAGTACCTTATGTGCCTATTTTATGGACCGGAATGTGGTCTAAAGAAATACAAGACGCATGTGTACTCGATAACTTTATAGAAGGAACAAAAGTGCCTCATGAAGGAATTGTAGTAAAGGATGTATCAGGGGACAGAAGAAAGATTGCTAAGGTTATTAACCCAGCATATCTTATTTTTGGAGAGAAATATGAAATAGGAGACTCTCACTAAAGAGTTTCTTTTTGTAGAACTAAAACACAAAGCACAATGAATCAACTAGACATAGATTATCAAAATTTATTAAAAGATATCTTAGAGAATGGTATCAATAAAAATGATAGGACTGGTACTGGTACTCTAAGTGTTTTTGGTAGACAGATCAGACACAACATGAAGGAGGGATTTCCACTATTGACTACAAAAAAGATGGCGTGGAAAACTATGGTAACGGAGTTATTGTGGTTCTTAAGAGGAGATACTAACATCAAATTCTTAGTTGATAATGGTTGTCATATTTGGGATGGGGATGCTTATAAGAATTATCTAAATCATACACAACATGAAGCATCTTATACAAAAGAACAATTTATCAATTTAATTAAAACGGATAAAGATTGGGCAAATGTGTGGGGTAATTTAGGACCAATATATGGCGCGCAATGGAGAAAATGGGGAGGATTACAGGATTTAACTGATGATGATAAACCAATTTATTTAGACCAAATCGCAAACCTAATCAACGAACTCAAAACAAATCCCGACAGTAGAAGATTGATGGTATCGGCCTGGAACTGTTCGGACCTCGATTTAATGGTACTTCCACCTTGTCATTACGGATTTCAAGTTTACACAAGAGAGTTGAGTTTGGAAGAGAGACTAGAATTTAGAAAAAAACATACTAAAGATGGTACCATTGATTATGATAATAGAAATCATAACTACTTAGACCACTTTAATGTTCCTAAACGAGCAATCTCATTGATGTACAATACCCGAAGTCAAGATGTGCCGCTTGGAACTCCATTTAATATTGCTTCTTACGCACTATTATTAATGATGATAGCTAAACAAGTTAATATGATTCCTGATCAATTGATTGCTAATATGGGAGATTGTCATGTATATCTTAATCAGATTGAAGGAGTTAAAGAACAAATAACTAGAGTACCTTACGAACTACCCACAATAAAGATATCTGATAGAGTTGTTAATGACATTTCCGAATACACTTTAGATGATATAACTTTAGAAAACTATCAATATCATCCATCTATAAAAATACCTCTGTCTAATTAATAAAAGCTATTATTACTAAT